AAATGAGATAATTTGCTTTTGCTTGTGATTCTTGCTGACTTACAAGTCCTGGACCCATAATCAAATAATCAACTTCAATTTCATCTTTATTTGAAAAATATCCATATGATTCCACCAAATCTCCAAGCGTTGCCTGCATTCCATTATTAGCGGAATAATCAACTCCACCACCTAATGTATAAGATACATTTCCAACTGCAGTATAAGTTATTCCTTGTGCATTTTGTCCCCAAAGTCCACTACTTAAAGAAATCGGTGTGAATGATGCAGATTTCACTCCAGAGTAAGTAGTAAATCCTGTTGCAACTGGGATTGTTCCGTGATAAGAATCTGTTGCATTAGATGGATTTCCACCTGCATAAACATTTTGTGAAAAATCTGCAATATATTGTTCATACCAGATTTTTTGTGGAGAATTTACATTTGATATTGAATCAAATGCTTTAGAAAGTCCTAAATGTTTTTCAAGAATATTTCCTCTAATTCCACTTACATTACCCTGATCATCAACAACGGCAATGTGAAGAGCATCATTTTTTCCTTGTCTATCTGTTGAATAAACATTTGATGTTGGACGTGGTGCAATTTCTTTCCAAAAAATGGTGGTATTTGTCAAACTTAAAGTTTGATTATCATACCAATCAGAAATAGATGAAGGAGTAAATGGAGTTGTAGCCGATAACCCAGTATTGACACCAACACTATTCAAAAAGAAAAGTGAATCTGATGTATCAAAAGCAGCAAATGTAGTTCCTTCAGCATAATTAATTTTTGTTTCTGTTGCACCACTACCAACTGTTTCAACACGAGATACTATTTTTATATCAATTGTACTTGCACCAGTGGTTGAAGTTGATACACCTGTAATAATTGCTTTAAGATATCCGTTAAAAGTAGAAGTTGTTCCTGTACCAGCAATAACAACTCCAGAAAGAGATGCCGTTACACCAGCACCGATTATTGCACCAGCAGTTACTAAACTTGTTGTTGCAATACCAACGATTTGATCTGCTTTGTCATCAATAAAACAAACTTTTAATCCATTTGCCCAAGATCCTGGATTTTTTGCTGCATATGTATAATCAGTTGCTTCGGTGTGGTTATTAATGTAATCATCGTAATTGTCAATTTTTAATGCTGAAGTAGAGGCAGCTCCAACACCAGCATTTGCATTATTTAAAGTAGATCCACCAGTTCTTACGACTTTAAGAATTCCACCATATGAAAGAAAAGATGATGCACTCATCCAATACTCATATTGAGCGTCTGTTGATAAAGGCTTACCAAAAACATTAAGAAGATCTTGTTCTGTAGTAATGTCAATCGGATAATCAACTGGTCCAATTGAAAAAGGTCCTGCAATTGCACCAATATTATCTAAAACATTATCTGCTCTTCCTACTGTTAAATCAACCTCTCTGACGAGTACGCCTGGAGATAATTGAGGAGTTGCCATTTGATTCTCCGTGATTCTCTGTTAACTTGAAATATTTATTAAAAAATTGTTTTTCATCAGGGAAATATGGAGTGAACATTTACCAATCGGGATATTCCCAGTTTAAATACGTATTTTTCTTCTTTCTTTCAAATGTTATTCTTTTAATCGTACATTCTTTACATTCATAAGAATATGATGATGCAACTGTTCCACGATCTTTACGAGTTCTATAAAAACCATCAATTAAATTTTTCATTTCTCCACAAACTCTACATTTTCTATCATTAAACAATAAATGTCCCAGTCTAATTTGACCATCAAGATCCATCAGTTATATTGCCACATATATGAACGATCACCATATTCATCAGCATACCATCTATCACCTTCAGCATCAGTAAAACTACTATCACCAAGACCATCATCAATAAATCCAAATGGTGCCATGTCTTGATCTATTTGATTTTTTTGTTCTTCATATAATCTTTTTCTTACATCTTGATCTGTAAGTTCTTTAAAATAATCCTGAGAGACTAACCAAGCATAAATCACCAAACACATTGCTAGATCATCATTACATCCTTCTTCTGCCTCAAATGAATTGTGTTTTTGGATGAATGTGGTAAGTTCACTCATAATTTCATAATCATTTAAATATAACTTATCTTCTTCTACCATAGTTTTTAGATTTAAACATCCAATTTTTTTAACTGTCTTGGACATTTTTACACCAAGTTGAGTTTTTTTACCAGAAAATCCTTGTCCTACGATTTGTCCTGCTCTTCCTCTCATAGAACACATCAGTACATTATTATACTCCAAGTCATACTGGAGAATACTTGCAACCTGATCACCAACATCATTTACTTCACATAAAATATAAGAATCATTATAACTTTTAGCAACATCATAAATGATACTTGGGAATATCATAGGTTTTATTTCATTATTCCTATACTTTGCTACAACCTTATGTGGAAATTCTGTAATGTCTATAACTACAAAAGCAGAATAATCGTTTCCCACTCCTCTTGCAACGTCCACAGTAATGAGGTAATCGTGTTCATCAATAGGATCCATATGAACGTCTAAACCAGCACTACGGGTCTTAGGGGCATCGTAGACGAGGGATCTGAGTTTAGAAGGTGCGATTAAAGTATCAACAGAACCTAAGAACTCACATTCAAATTCAACTTTGAATTGTTGCTCACTTGTATTTGCTATTGTTTGTGCTTTCCATTCTAAATCTCTTCCTGGAACTTCACTCCAATGAACATCAGTAAAAATATATTCATTTTTTCCTTTCTCAGCATCATGCCACATACGGTAGAAATGATTCATACCGTGAGGTGTAGATACAATGATTACTTTTGTATTTTTACCTGAAGTAATCGTTGGATATACTGATGCAAAGAAAGACTCCGCAATGTGATTTGGAACGAATGCAAATTCGTCCAAAAATAAAATATTGAATGACATACCACGAACCGCAGAAGCAGAAGTAGAAGCAGCCAAGATTTTACTTCCGTTCTCAAGTTCCAAAGAACCTTTGTTCCAAGAGATAATACCTTGCTGCATCCATTTTGGTAGATTTTCATATGCGGTTTGGAGACGATCTAAAAGTTCTCTTGCGGTTGCTGCCTTGTTTGCTAATATACCAATATTTACATTGTCATTAAAGACAGCATAATGAAGAAGATATGAAACAACCGTAGTGCTTTTACCTGTTTGACGAGGCATCTTACATATATTAAATCTATTCTCGTGAAATTTATTTACAAGTTTTTCTTGAAACGGATACATCTTGAATGGTTGTAATCCATGATCCAATGTAACAATTTTTACATAATTTTTTGCAAAATATACAGGATCTTCTTTAGACCTAACAAATTCAATAATTTGTTCTTGAGTAAATTCAATTGGGGTATTTGCTTTTTTTAATAAAGGGTTACCAAGATAAACATCATTAGTAGGTGGCATTAGTTACAATTCCACTTTCTTAATGCTAATGCTTTTCTAGTAGGACGACCTTTTTCGTCTTTCATAGGTCCATCTACTCCTCCCATACGAGCACAGAATGACTTTCTACGATTTGCATCTTTAGATCCTGGTTTTAATTTTGAAGGTTCAGTAGTAACTGCTGTTTGTAATTTGGATCCTGGATTTTCTTTTCTATAAGAAGCAACCCCAGCAGCATTTAATCCACCCTCTGGATTTTTACCTTCTTTTCTTTGCCAAGCAGCAACCTCTAGAATTTCATTTTCTTCATTCATAGATTTATTAACATAAATTAATGGTTGCCCAGGAACAAATTCAGAAACTTTGAAAGTCAAAATTCTACAATCAGGGTAAATTTTTTGAATTTCATACTCAACATCCTTTCTAGTTGGGATGCCTATTTGTGGGAAGAATATTTTTGTTCCATAAGTTTTACCTCTCCAATTAAACATCACCGAAATAATATTACCTGTTTTTGCTGGAATGCGAACTGACTCTTCAATTTCAACATTTTCAACTTTTACACAGTTTGGATATTTTTTACCAAACATAGTTTTCATACCTTTTTTCTTATATCCAGTCCAACATGCCTCATCAACACTCATTGGACACTCATCCATTCCGTGTACTGGACAATCCTTTCCTTTTTTTGTTTTACTACAAGACCCTTCTACTGGTTTCCCAATACCAACCTCAGTTGGTTTGATTTTTTGTCCAGGAACATCAAACCCTTTTGGTAGAGGTTTACATTCTTTATTTGTATTACACCAATACATTCCTTTACCACACTTTTCTTCACCAAGTATTTTTTCAACTAAAGATATTTCTACTTCTTCTGATTTATTTCCCCAATTAGCAGCACCAACTTTACGACATTTTACAAGTGCTCCTGATGCATATGCTGAAGGCCAAACATCGTAACGAGATTTTACTTTAGTGTAACAAGCATCTTTAGTTCCACTACCTTTAGTTTTTTTGTCAGATTCTTCAGACATTTCATTACTATCCAAATAGTCTGCTGCAGTATCAATATAATCTGCTGCTTTGGTAATTTTAGATTGAACCCAGGCAGGTAATTGTGAGTCACCCTTTTTTATAATTTTTCTTAATTTTTTAACAGCACTATCAATTGTATCCATCTCGGTACTTGCCATATACCCTTCTTCGTCTTTTTCTCTACCATCAGCAATTTCTTTATGATTTTCTTTAAAAAATTCTTCTTTCATTTTCTTTGTGGGGGAGTCGGTGGAAACATAAGTTGGTGATGCAGCACCTGATTTTGATTGCTGCCCTGGATCTTTTTCTCTTTTTCTTCTTACTGCAGATGCTACTTCACCTTTACTCATACTTGCTAATTTATCTCGTGAGAAACACTTAGGAGTTTTGGTTTCTCCAGGTTCATTAGCACATGGAGACCCATCTGATTGTACCCAACCAGGTTTTCCATCTTTTGATTTAGACTTACCAAACCAATCACGAAGACCTTCTTCGTTCATTTCCTTTGTTTTTTCTTTCATAGAATTAATAAAACTTCTAAAAACTGCTGCCTCTGAACTTTTACCCATTACTTTTGCTCTTTGTTCCATAGCAATTGCTGCCTGGATTTTATGCGCATGAGTTTTTCCAGAGTCTTTAATTTTAGAAACTGATTGTTTTGCTGTTGCAACATCTTTAAACCCTAATCCACCAATAGTACCTTTAGGATTTTCATCCGTATAAAGGTCAGAGTGTTTTTTAGAATTTGTTGGTTGCCCAGGTTTTCTTGCAATTCTAGGATTATTCATTCAACTGATTTAGATTTAGTTTCTTCACCTCTTGCTCTTTTTTTTCTCCCTGCGCAATGAGCACGTTGAGAAAATCCTTTTGGATTTGAGCAATCAATATCTTTTTTATATTTATTAGTCCACTCTTCTCTAAACTGTTTGAACGTCTTCATTTTTGTATTGCTGTTTGAGTATTTTAGAAAGTTCTGCTGTTGAACCAATAAAAAGTGCATTTGTCACATTTGTTGGTCCCTTTGGTTTTCCTTCATCAATATCTTTTAGTTTCTTTTGAAGTTCCATTAGTTTATCAGTTGCATCTGCAACATTTTTAATGAGTTGCCCAGCAACTTCATATGCTCTTGGCATTTCACTTTCTTGAGCAAGTTCAAGAATACCATTAATTGCTTCTTGTCCTTTTTCAATTAAAGAATACAAGTTTCCTCTAGTATATTCATAATCTTTTTTTATGTCATCAACTGAAGATGATATTTTTTCAATTTTTTCTTCATTTGTTTCAATTTGTTTTGATACTACTTCACCAGCAATATCAAATGCATCGTTTAAACTATCGAATTTTTTTGTCATTTTCTATTGTGTAGAACCATTAAATCCAAAATTATCACCATCTTCTATTAGTAAATTATCAGATTGTGTAATTGATTTAATTTCTTCTCCCCTCAAATGTGATGTAATTGTAGTACCATCTCTTCCTCTTTCCACAGTTAATACATTACCAATTTTAGATTTTACAAATAATTCTTCACCTTCAATTTCTAAATATGTTCCAACTGTAATTCCACTTGCATCTTCAACATTTACCAATATTTCTGATACTGAAAAATCTTTTGCTACTGTCGTAAGAACAATACCTGTGTAATTTTTTATTGCTCTTGGTGTTGCAGTGTAAACAACTTCTCTTGTAGTATTATTAGTATCTGTACCTGTAAGATAACTGATTTTTGAGGATTTAATAATATCCTTACTTACACTAGAAACAGGTCCAAACAGATAAGTTTTTGCTGTAAATCTCAAAGTATATAATAAAACTCTTCTTGTAGAAAAATCACCTTCATAATCATCTTGCATAGTCACATTTTCTAAAATAATAGGTATATCTCTTTTTTCTTGAATAGAATCTACTAAAGAAACTGTTAAGTTATATGCTGGTTGAAAATAAGGTAAAATTTGTTCAACAATTTGTAATGCATCATCATTTAGTTTTGACATAATTGACAATTCAAATTGCATATTATATGGAACTGGCATATACATTTTTTTTGTTTCAATACCAGTATCTGGGTCTTTTGCAATAAATGTTTGAGTCGTAGTTAATTTTCTAGACGGATCATAAGTTAAACCAGTAAATTCAAAAGACATTCTAGGTAAAGTAATAGCCGTAGATTTATTCAAATCTGGTGACTGATTTAATCTTGCAAGAAACTTTTGTGTAGGTCCATATGCAAATGGAACTTTTATAACACTAACTACATCATCTGAAGAGTTTGTATGTTTAATGGATATATTATTAAACAGAGTCCCAAAAGATATGATGGTTTTTCTTAAAATTTCGTTGTAAAAATATTCAAACATAATAAGTACCTATTATACTACTATTTAACCATTATAATTATTGCAAATATTATTTATGGGGTACCAAATGGATTCTTTTCACTAAAATCAATGATTGAATCTGCTTCTGTTTCAATTGAAGAATTATCTGCAAACCCATCATTATTTGGATTTAAATCAATATTTCTTAATTGATGAGATGCACTTGATGCTGTTCCAACAATATTTTCTCCAATTGTAAATGTACCAGAAACATTAGAAACTTCTAAAACATTTGTTATAGAACTCCAAGTTCTTACTTTTGCAGTAGTTCCACTAGAAGAACCTGTTACTGTTTCATTAAATATGAAAGTTCCAGATGATGTCATTGATGGTTGACTGATTGATATTGATGGTGCAACACTATAACCCAAACCTGCATTTATAATTCTAATTGCAGTAATAGTTCCTGCTGCACTTACTATTGCAGTCGCAGCAGCAGAAACAGTAGAAACTCCAACATTAAATATTTGATTTGTAAATGTTATTGTTGGTGATGTTGAGTAACCAGAACCACCACTTGTAACTGTCACAATACCAATAATGTTATTACCAATTGTGGCAGTTGCTGCTGCCCCAGACCCTCCACCACCTATAAATCTAACTCCGGGAACACTAGTATATCCTAAACCAGGATTTATAATTTGGACACTTTGTACAGATTGAGCATTTGTGTTTACATTATCATTACAAACTACAATACCACCTATCATAGTAGCAGTGGCAATCCCAGTTTTTCCACCTGATGGTGCAGACGATATTCCAACAATTGGTGTTGATGTGTAACCACCACCTCTATTTGAAACAGTAATAAATCTAATTCCACCAAAAGTTACTATACCAACAACAGCTGTTGCTGTTATTCCAACTCCAACTAAAGTGAGAGTTTGAGTTTGCCCTAAAACAGTATTAATTCCATCTTCTGAAGTTCCACCATCTTCACCAATTAAAATATTATCAATTTCATCAATATTAGTATCAATAACTTCATCCTCATACCTAAACAATTCACATTTTAATAAGTATACATAATTTTTTTGAAGTTGATAAAAAGGTTTTTCGTGCTCTACAAACTTTATTTCAAATAATCTATCACCTAAAGGAAAATATATTAAATCACCTTCTTTTGGCCTTGTTGATAATTTTATGTTTGATTTATTTTTGATTAGAGGTGAAATATAAGTCTCAAATCTTTCTTGTGATATAATTAAACTTATTTCCTGTGACGATTGAATTCCAAATTTTGATAATATAGTTGTATTACCCTCATATCCCTCATAATTTTCAATATATGCTTCTAATGGATATGCATCAACAAATTCTGATTGAATTACTTCTCTTATAATAGTTTTTTCTGTGATATATCTTCTTGGTAAGTAGTAAACTTCAACACCATACATTCTCAACTGTTCATTAATTAAATCTTGAACAAGATTTTGTTCACTATTTGACCCCTGAAGAAAAAATGGATTTAACATTATCCTATCATATCAAAAGGAGGAAGTTCATAAGTATTTGACATTTTTTCCATTAATGCATCAATTTCTTTTTGACCATCATCATATATTTGTCTTCCATTTAGTTCTATTCCACCAGGGAGTTTTACTCCTTGAAATTTAATTAAATTTTGACCCCATTGACGTTTGATTAATGACGTTAAGTATGGTTTTAAAAAGGAATCATTATAAATTCTTACATAATCATTTGGGTCTAAAGTTGAATAACAATCAATAATAATGTAAGTTCCTACAGAAATACTACTCCAATCAATATCTAAATATAATCTATCTTGTCTTTTATTAAATCTTATTTGTTTTTGAGTGTTCAATAAAAAATCTAAATCTTCCAAATATGTTTTAACCATTGCATAACTTAATATCTCAAGAGCTCCAAAAGAATATACATCATTTAGAAATAATTGATATTTTATACTGAACATATTATTAGTAATAGCATTATTACCATCAAATTGAAATATTTTATTTATTCCAATTATATTTGGTGGTACTTGTAAATAATTACTATTTTCTGTATAACTAAAAGTCGTTGCAGTACCTACAATATTTGTTGTTACTGTAGTAGTTACAAGTCCAACAACAGAATTATTTCCAGGTGACCTACCTCTGTCTATATCATTTTGAGTTATTTTATATTTGTAAAAAGTAGGGTAAACTCCATCAAAATGACGTTCTTGAAATAGTTGTATTGCATCATCTACTAAATCATCAATTTGTTCGTCTGCAACATTAATTTCAAGTACTGGTGCTCCCAACTTTCTTTTACAATAATCTATAAGTTCTTGTCGAGTAGTTGGTTGTGCCATTTATTTGCTTCCTTTAAAATATTTATGATTTAGTAAAGATTATTGCTTTAAGAGTTCTTTTAAAAGTGATTTAATTTCACTGATATCATTTTTAATATTATAAACCTCTTCTTCTATAGTTTGTACTTTTTGATTTTCATCTGCCTTTACATTGCGTCTATTTAAATATTCTTGATATTCTACCATATTTGTATTAATAATCGAGTTTGTTTTAGAATCACGTAGAAGATGAGAATGTCCTTCAACTTTTGAATATTCCATATTATGCTAATGCAATTACTCTCAAATCTTTTAGTCTCGGAACATAAACCTGATTTGTGGAAGTCATAATAATTTTGATTCGATACGATCTAAATGCTGGTAATTGGTCTGCAGTAAATGTATATTCGGAAAACGGCACATCATTTTGTGAAAATCCAGTATTTGATGTTAAGGGAACAAAAGCATCTGGATGACCATTATTATTTTGAATATCAATTATTTGTCCTATACTATTAAGATTTTCGTATCCAGGAAATGGAACAAAAATTGGATTGAAGTTTTGATTTTCACTGATTGCATAAAATGCACGAATATCTGAATAAAGATTGTTATATGCACTGAGTAATATTTTAATTGATGTTCCTGGATTTTCAAGAGTAATTTCTTTTGAAAGATATTGGAATGCCGTTGGATCACCTGAAATACTATTAACTCTTGAATCTTCTGCGTAATTTGTAATTACACTATTAACTCTATTTGAAGTTAATATTACACTTACTCTCTGAGTATCGATAACTGGACTCAATCTACTATCAAGTGTGTTTAAGAACACTCTCAAATTCATTGACTTATTACCAGGAAGTGTAGAGAGGTATTGAGTCTCATTCACTTTCGATGCAATCATTCTCGGACTGTCAAGATAATTTACTTGATTTAATGTAATAT